GAGGTGGTACATCGACACGAGGGGCGGCAACCTCACCGAGATCGGCTCGGGGGTCACGCCCGAGGAGCAGTACCGCCGCGAGTTCGCGCGGCTGGGGATCTTCAAGCGGCCGGGGACGCCGGGCGACAAGCCGGCCGGCTTCGTCTGGTCGACGGCGAGTGGCATCGACGACATCAAGGCCGGGATCGAGGCGGTGCGGCTGGGCCTCCACCTCGACGCCGAGGGCCGGTCCCGGTGGGTCGTGTTCCGGTCGCTGAAGAATTTCCTCTGGGAGGCGGAGATCTACAGCTACAAGCGCCTGCCCTCCGGCCTGGTCACCGACGACGTGATCAAGGCCAACGACCACCAGATGGACAACTGGCGCTACCTGGCCTGCGCCCGGCTGAAGTACGTCAAGCCCAAGTCACGCGCGGCGCGGCCGGGGTACACCCACGCGGCGCTCCAGGCCAAGAAGGAGCGGGCGAAGGCGCGGGCGGCGGCGGCGGCGGGCGACTGGGGCGACTCCATCGTCCTGGCGTGACGTGGGATACATATCCTCCGGTCCTCAACCGAACGCCACCCCCGACCCGGAGCCGTTATGCCCGCCAGCTCGTTCACCATGCCCCCGATCGCCCAGGGCGACATCGTCCTGTGGAAGCACAACCCCGCGTCCCAGGAGACGGCGCCGGCGCTCGTCACCGAGGTCGGCCAGTTCGGGATCGCGGTGGTCATGTTCGCGCCCGGCCAGCGCCAGGGCACGACCCGCGACGGGGTCCGCCACGTCTCCGACCCGGCGCTCAAGACGGTGATCACGTCGGACACCGGGGTCTGGGACTACACCGAGACCCACAAGCGGCTCCTCGCCCTGTCCAACACCTGGCTGGCGGCCGACGCGGCCAAGTCGGCCAAGCCGGCCGTGGCCGCCGTCAAGTGACCACCTGACCCGGGGGCTGCGCCGTGGCCGACGACCTCTACGCGAATTCCGATCCCGTGTTCCGCGCCGTGGTCCAGCACTGGGTCGCCAAGCTGGAGCACGCGCGGTCCCACAAGAAGCGGGTGTTCCAGGAGGACGCCGACGAGTGCGCCTCGTTCTTCAACGGGCCGAGGTCCTGGGACGAGCTGATGGGCGGCCGGGGCGGGATGACGATGAGCGACGTCATGCCCAACCCGATCTTCAAGATGTCGGTGAACAAGGCGTTCGAGCTGGTCACCCTCTTCGGCCCCGCCCTCTACTACCAGAATCCGGTCCGCACCGTCACGCCCCGCTCGCCGCTCGAACTGCCGATGGAGTTCTTCCCGGACCCCTACGTGGCCCAGGCGATCTACCAGCAGCAGCAGCAGCAGCTCCTGGTCGACTCGCTCCGGTCGACGGTGGTCGAGAAGTACCTGAACTGGACGCCGATCGAGGGCAACCTGGCCGGCGCCTCGCGGCAGGCGATCGAGGAGGCGCTGATCAAGGGCCGGGGGTGCCTCTGGACGGAATTGACGACGCCGCCGGGCACGCAGTTCCGGGTGATCACGTCTCGATTCGACTCGGTCGACAACCTGCTCGTCGACCCCGACGCCGACTGCCTGGAGAACGCCACCTGGATCGCGGTCCGGTGCGTCCACCCGGTCTGGCAGGTGGAGCGCGACTACGGCCTCAAGCCGGGCGCGCTCCGGGGCAACATGGAGAGCCAGGCGATCCAGGTCGAGGTCAACCGCGACGAGGACGCGCAGTACGACCGCAAGCGGGGCCTGACCAACGACCTGCTGGTCTACTGGAAGGTGTATTCGAAGATGGGGATCGGCGGCCGGCTCACGGGGATGCCCCGCAAGATGCGCGGCCCGCTCGAGATGTTCGGCGACTACTGCTACCTGGTGATCGCCCGCGACGTGCCGTTCCTGCTCAACCTGCCCCCGGCCCTGATGGCCCGCCGCGACCCCGAGGCGGCGGCCGAGATCCTCGACCGCGTCGCCTGGCCGACCCCGTTCTGGGCGCACGGCGGCTGGCCGGTCTCCTGCCTCGACTTCCACAAGGTCGCCAACACGCCCTGGCCGATGAGCCACCTCAAGGCCGGGCTCGGGGAACTCAAGTTCCTCAACTGGGCGATGTCCTTCATCGCGGGAAAGATCAAGAATACGTCGCGCGATTTCATCGCGATGGCCAAGGAGGCGGGCGAGGAGATCAAGACGGCGATCATCGAGGGCCGGGACGAGACCATCCTGGAACTCGAGGCCGACCACAAGGACATCCGCGAGCTGATCCAGTTCTTGCAGCACCCGCCGATGAACGCCGACATCTGGCAGGTGATCGCCGCGATCGAGGAGAATTTTGATAAGCGAGTGGGCCTGAACGAGTTGATGTATGGCAACCAGGGCGCGACCCAGATCCGGTCGGCCCAGGAGGCCCAGATCCGGAACTCGAACACGAGCGTCCGGCCCGACGACATGGGGAAAGTGGTCGAGGCGTGGATGAGCGAGGTCGCGGCCAAGGAGGCGGTGGCCGCCCGCTACCACCTCGGGACCGACGACATCGCGCCCGTGATGGGCGACCTGGCCGGGCAGGTCTGGGACGCCTACGTCGCCACCCAGGACCTGAACACGGTCACCCGCCAGCTCGACTACCGGATCGAGGCGGGGAGCACGAAGAAGCCGAACAAGGACACCCAGGTCGGTCAGATGACCGAGGCGCTCCAGCTCCTCCTGCCGGTGTTCCAGGCGTATGCCCAGATGACGGGGGACACGCTCCCGCTCAACAACCTGGTGGCCGACTGGGCGAAGTCGCGGGACCTGAACCCGGCCCGCTACCAGCTCCAGTACGCGATGGCGGCGGCGCCGCCCACGGCGGGCGGGGGCGAGCAGTTCGGCGCGCCCCAGGGGGGCGACGGCGAGCAGTTCGGCACGCCCGCCCCGGCGGCGTGATAGATACCGGGCGAGCCGCGACGGGGGGCGAGGCTAGATCGTAGCCTCGCCCCCCCCCTCCACCCACCCCCACGCGGAGGTCCGATCGTGCCCGAGGGTCCCGGTCCGTTCCCGGTCGTCACCGACGACCTCGTCTGCCAGGCGTTGTACGAGCATTGCCGCCGGCTCGGCGACGGCCACGACTACGCGCTCCTGGTCGCCGCCCGGGCCCGCGCCCGCCGCGCGGTCCCGGTCCGCCCGTTCCGCGACGGCGACCCGCTCCAGCCCGACCCGACGGCCACCGTCGGCTGGATCGCCGACCAGCCGACGATCAGCCGCGACTTCGCCACCCTGGTCGCCTACTGGACGATGCGGTTCCGGGGCGAGTCGCACAAGTTCGCCGAGATGATGGCGACCCGGTCGTTCCCGGCCGTGAAGACCGACGCGACGTTCAATTATTCGAGGTGCAACGGCAACCAGTTCGCCGACACGCCCGCCCTGGGCGACTACTACCGGGGGATGGCCGAGGCCGCCGGGGTGTCGACCACCGGCAAGCACTACTGCTCCGGCCTGGCCGACTTCCCCGGCGACCCGACGGCCTGGATCTCCGACCGGGGCGACGTGCTCCGGATCGCCCGCGCCAAGGGGTATCGCGTCAGCGGCGACGTGAACTACGACCCGGGCGAGCGCGAGCCGATGCCCGACGTCGCGATCGCCCCCGACATCGTCAACGAATTTGTCGACGACTACATGGAGCTGGACTCGGGCGAGCGCCGCGCCGACGTCGAGGAGCGGGCGACGCAACTGCTCACCGGCGCCGTCGACCCGCACCCGCTCCGGGTCCAGGACCCGCCCGCCGGCTGGGAGGACGCCCCGTGAGCAGCTTCGACCTCGGCCCGCCGATCCGCGCCTGCGGCACCTACGAGCTGGACGACTACCTGGCCAAGGTCCGGGCGATGGCCGAACATATCGGCAACATCTGCCCGGTGCCCACGGTCGGCGTGCTGCTCAACTTGCGGGTGCCGATCCGGCCCCTGTCGGCGATCAGCATGGTGGGCAAGAGCTGGGAGCCGGGCCGGACGATCAAGATCGGCTTCCTCGACGGCTCGGCGGCCCAGCAGAAGAAGGTGCAGCGCTGGGCCGAGGAGTGGCTCCAGTTCGCCAACCTGACGTTCCGGTTCGGGGCCTCGGCGCCGGAGATCCGGGTCGGGTTCAATCCCCGGGGCGGGTCCTGGTCCAACGTCGGGACCGACGCCCTGGCGGTCCGCTCGGCGCCGACCATGAACTTCGGCTGGGTCACGGCCGACTCGGACGACGTCGCCGACCGGGCGGTGATCCTCCACGAGTTCGGACATATGCTCGGGTTGGGCCATGAACAATCCCACCCGGACGTGGACATCGCCTGGGACCGGCCCAAGGCGCTGGCCTACTACATGCAGACCCAGGGCTGGACGGCCCGGATGGTCGAGGACAACGTCTTCAGCGTGTTCGCGCCGGGCCAGGTCACGGGCACGGCCTACGACCGCGCCAGCATCATGCAGTACCCGGTCCCGGCCCAGCTCACGACCGACGGCCGGGGGATCGACTGGAACACCGACCTGGACGCGCTCGACAAGCAGCACATCGCGGCCATGTACCCGGGGGCGACGCCGGTCCCGCCGGTGCCCTTGCCGCCGCCGATCGTGCCGCCGATCGTGGTCGAGACCGGCCTGACCCCGGTCGTGATCGGCGGCCCGGCGGCGTCCGAGCCGATCCCGACCCCGGGCGTCCCCGCCCGGTTCCTGCTCGAGGTCCCGGTGACCCAGCTCATCGACCTGGGCGTGGCGGTCGACCAGGCGCGGGGCCGGGAGCCGGTCGTGATCGTGATCCCCGAGGGGGGCACCGGCCCGCTCTCGCTCGGCCTCCACCGGGGCCGGGGCCTCTTCAAGTTCGACGCCGCCCGGTACGAGATCCAGGTGTTCAACCCGGTCGCCCGGCTCGCCGGCACCGCCTGGGTCCGGGTCTCGGGGCGCTGAGGGGGACCGGCCATGCTCACCTTCCAGGATGCGATCCAGGCCCTGGTCGACTACCTCGGGGGCAACCCGACCGACACGGTCCAGCGCGACTGCCGGCGGGCGATCCTGGAGGCGTATCGCGACCTGACCAACGCGTTCCGCTGGTCGTACCTGCTCCGGCACGGCCGGCTGGTGACGCTCGCGCCCCAGTCCGCCGGCACGGTGGCGTATGACCAGGCGAGCCGCACCCTGACGCTCGCGCCCGCCGTGGGCGACCCGGTCCAGTCCTGGCCCGAGTGGGCCCCGGGGGGCTACGTCCGGGTCGGCCAGGTCGCCGCCAAGGCGGTGCGGGTGCTCGCCCCGACGGCCCTGCTCCTCGACGAGGCGATCCACTTCGGGGCCGACATCGCCGCCGGGGCCGAGTACCGCCTGTTCCGCGACTCGTACCTCCTGCCCCGCGACTTCATCGCCCAGGACGAGGCGCTCTACGAGAACAACTTCGGGGGCCTGAATTATGTCCATCCCCGCGAGTGGCTGTTCCGCGAGCGCTACGTCTTCAGCGAGGGGACGCCGCAGTCGTTCACGATCACCGGCGACCCGCTCTATCCCGGCCGGCTCGTGCTCCGGATGATCCCGCTGCCGTCCGAGGCGCGGACGATCGACTTCATCTATCACCGCGCCCCCCGGCCGCTCGCGATCGGCCAGGAGGGCGCGGGCACGGCCTCGTATGCCGGCGGCTCGACGGTGACCGGCGTGGGCACGGCCTGGCACGCCGGGATGGTCGGGTCGGTGCTCCGGCTGTCGGCGACCACGGCGGTGCCCACGTCGGTGGCCGGCAAGAACCCGGCGGCGTTCGAATCGGTGATCACGGCGGTGGACTCGGCGACCGCGCTCGAGGTGGCCGACGCCGAGCCCCGGGCCCTGGCCGGCGTCGCGTACACGATCAGCGACCCGGTGGACATCGAGGAGCGGTCGATGG